CGCAGGTCGGCGAAGAGCTGGTTCCACGCGTCGTCGGTCAGCCCGAGGCGATCCATGCGCAGGAACAGGGGCGTGTAATCGAGCGCCGTCGGGCCGTTGATGCCGACGCGCCACTGGCCATCGACCTCGCAGAACAACTCCCAAACGGGCCAGTTCTCTGGCCAGACGCCGACCTCTTGCTGGGCGATCACGAAGCCCAGGTTGAAGCCGTTCTGCGGGCCGGCGTCGGCGCGCACGTAGCGCGCACGGCCGGCCGCGGTCAGTTTCCCAGGCGGCCCTCGACCACGGCCTCGCGGTAGCCGTCGATGAGCGCCTGAGCCATGCCTGGCGCTTCGTCGCACAGCTGGCGCGCGGAGTCCAGGCTCAGCGGCTCGTCGAGGTTCCAGCCGTCGAGGATGTCCAGCAGGTAGGCGGCATTGGCGTCGCGCGACTCGCGCTGCTGGCCAGCCACGCTGAAGGCCGCCGGCTCGGGCGCGGGCTGGCCGGCTTCGACCGCGGCGCGCACGGACTGGCTGAACGCCTCGGCCTCGGCGGCGGCCTTGGCCTTGGCCGCGGCCACGCGCTCGTCGATGAACGCGCCGAACTCCACGCGGGTGCGGTAGCGGTAGCGGGCCTCGATGGCGCCGACCGTGCCGTCCGGCATGGTGGCGGTGATGGTGCGGGTGATGTGCTGCGGGCGGGAGCCCAGCTTGATCTTGGCCATGTGCGTTTCCAGACGGGAAGAAAAAAGGCCACCCGAAGGTGGCCGGCCTCTGCAACGAGGGCAAAACGGTCAGTGCAGCAGCGAGGGCTGCGCCAGCGACTCCAGCGCCGCGCGCTCGGCGGCCAGTTCAGGCTTCTCGCGCCGGCGCTCGTGCATCAGCATGGAGCCGACGCGGCCCTTCAGCTCGGACGACGCCTCGCGGCGGGCCAGGTCGTGCAGGCGCTCGGTGATGGAGCGCTCGCGCTCGGCCAGCCGCTGCGCGACGGCCTCGAACGCGTTGATGAACCGGATGCGCACCACGCGCGCCTTGTCGCCGCTGAAGCCCATCGCCAACTCGGACAGGCCCTTGGCGGTCATTCGGTACATGGGCAGGCTGCGGCCCGTGCTGTCGGTGTAGGCACTGAGCCCAAAATTGGACCGAGCATGTTGCTCGATCTCCGGATGCTGGCTGGCGTGCATCGCACGAATCGTCCGGATGACGTGCTTGTGGCTCTTGCCGAACGCGATCGCCACGGCGCGCGAGTCGGTCACCAGCTCGTTGCCCTCGCGGGCAATGAAGACGGTCAGGTCGGTGTCGTTGATGTCGGTCATGGACCGGTCCTTTCGTTGCAGAAACGAAAAGGCCCGCGCGCGGCGGGCCTTCGGTTGAGCCGGTCTGCGCCGGCTTCTTCGATCCGGGCCATCAGGCCCAGGAGATCACGACGAGTAGGAGATCGGGCGACCCAGCATCGTCAGGGCCGCGGTCACGGCGTTGGCCTGGTTGACGTTCAGCGTCGGGAACTCGCTGCAGGCCATGTAGCCGTAGCCGTAGGTCACGGCGCCGCCCGACAGCACCAGCTTGAAGGCGCACTTGGTCAGCGAGCGGCTGATGCCCAGCATGGCCTGGAAGGTCGCGTTGCTGGCGTCGTGGCCCAGGGTCAGCGTGACGTTCGTGCCGTTGAAGCCGGTGGGAACGTTGATGCTGTTGCGCCGCGCCAGGGGCTGGATCTGCGTGTAGCGCGGATCGCCGCCGGTGGTGCCGATGGTCAGGATCTGCGGGATCTCGGTCCAGCCGCTGATCTTCTGGGTGGTCGAGTTGGCGCCGCCGCCGGACGCGAAGAAGCCGGTGTTGGTGGTGTCCAGGCCCAGCAGGCTGAAGGTGTCGGCCGTCAGCTGGTCGGCCTTGTAGACCGAATCGGTCGCGTCCTCCCAGCCGCTGGTCAGCAGCAGCTCGTCGCCGTCGGAGTAGCCGTGCGCGACGCTGCCGCAGACGGTGGGGTTGGCGTTGGACATCGTCGCCAGCGTCTTGGCAGAGGCGAACGTGGTCGAGTAGTAGAACTTTGCCCCTTCGGGGAAGCTGTAGGCCATGGAGGGCTCCTTCAATGAAAAAGCCCGCTGTGCGGGCTGCGTTGCGCCCTCATCGGGCAAGAAAAAGCCGCCCGCGGATCGCTCCGGGGCGGCTGTCTTCGGTGGTCGCGTCAGTCGGTCAGCGCGCGCTGTGGATGCTGAAGTCCTGGCGGCAGCCGTACATGCCGATGTCCTCCTCGGCGTCGTCTGATCGCTCACCCTCCGGCCTGGCGCTGAACGGCGTCGCGGCGTCGCACAGGGCCGTCTCGATCTGGTGCATCAAGGCGACCGCGGCCGCGCGCGAGGTGTGCCAGACGCTGACCTGCACGACGTTGTGGCGCTTGTCGCTGAGCGTTCCGTTGAGCCAGCGCAGCGACCGTCCGCCGATCACTTGGAACGTCACCCACGGCGCCGCCGTGCCGGCCGGTGCAAAGTCGGTGTAGACCGTGGGGCAGCAGGTCTTGAGGGCGGCGGTCAGGTCGGCTTGGAGCGTCACAGCGTCACCCGCTTGTTGATGGCGGCCAGCAGCACACGCTCGCCGGCAGCCAGCGCATCCTGGGCTTTGGCGGCGTAGGCCGAGCGCACGAAGGAGCGCGCCGGCACCTGCTTGGGCGTCGGGAGCGTCACGTAGTAGGTCTCCTTCTCGGCGCGCGAGGCCCTACGGCGCGGTCGGGGCTTGTCCTCCATGCCCGGGCGCACCATGGGGCGGACGCGGCCCTGGTCGTCCTGGTAGTAGGCGTAGCGCTGCAGGTGCCCGTTTTCGACGAGCCAGCCATGCGGCGCCTTCTTGGCGTTCCAGGACACGTGATAGGTCGCCCGGCCCGGGCTGCTGTTGCTGGCGCTGAATGCCTGGTAGATGGCGCGGTCCAGGTTGCCGGTGACGCGCCGCAGGGCCTGCACGTTGAGCTTGACCTGCTCGTAGAGCACTTGGGCCATCGCCTGCGCAGCCGGGCGTGCGGCGGCCTCGGCGTCGTCACCGAGCTGGCGCAGCATGGCGTCGAGGCCGGCAGTGTCGACCGCGAGGCTGAAGCTGTTGCGGCCGCCGCTCATTGGGTCACCTTGCACGCCAAGGTCACGTACTCGCGCGTGAGCTCGTAGGGCAGCACCGCCTCGATCTCGTAAACGGTCGAGCCGTGGTGGACGCGCATGCCGGCCGTCAGGTCCGACCGGTAGCGGATGCGGATACTGGCCTTCACCGTCGACAGCTCGGCGCCCGCCTTGATCGCCTCGATGCCGCTCAGGTGCCGGATGTCTGCCCACACGGTGCAAACATCGGTCCACGTGGTCGACGGCTCGCCGTTGCCGTCGGAACCGGCGCCGCGCTGCTTGATCGTCACGCGGCTGTTGAGGGTGCCGGCGCGCATCAGAGGTACACCCGGTACGGGTCCAGCAGCGAGGCGTGGTAGCGGCCCGGCAGCTCTGCCACGGACACGCCGGCCGCCACGCTCTCGCGGTTGGCGTAGCCGCTGCCGATGTGCAGCAGCATCCAGTGGCGGATGGCGGCGGGCACATCGGCCGCGGTGGCGCCGAAGCCGGCGGTGAAGCGCACGCGCACGGTGTTGACAGCATCGGCGGTCGACGGCCACGAGTAGCCGGCCGCCGGCAGCAGATAGGCCGGCGTCGATTCGGCGTCGAGCACGTAGGCGGCGCTGTCGAGCGTCTGCTCCGCCCCGGTGCTGTCCAGGTACTTGACCGACGTGATGGCGGAGACGCCGGCGGCCGGGATCTCGATCTCGGCGGCCGGGAAGGCGTCGAGCACCAGCTCCCAGGTCTGCGCGATCAGCGCGCGGCCGAGCTGGTGCTCGGCAGCCTGGCGCGCCGACCCGATCAGCAGGCCGATCAGCGCATCCTCGCCGTCAGCGTCAACGCGCAGGTGGGCCTTGGCGTCGGCCAGGCTGATCGGCTCGGCGCTGGGGCCGCTGATGAGCTTCAGGGTCATGTCCTTGTCCTCGTGCTGGCCCGCTGGCCGCGGCCGCCGGCGCCTGATCTGGCCGACCTGGCGCCGTCGCTCAGTGCCGACGCGCGCTGCCCGGATGACAGCCGGCGACCGATCGGCGTCGCAGACAGGGCGGTCGCCTCATCGCCATCCAGATCGGCCGTCGCCGCCTGCGTCACCGCCGCCAGCAGCTGCGCCACCTGCGCGGCGGCGACCGCGCCAGCCTGTGCCACCAGGCCGGCGGCCGGCAGCACCTGGATCGACCCGGCGGCGATGACCGCCGCCGCGGTGGCCGACATGGACGGCGCGGCCAGCAGCTGCGACGCGCTGGCGTTGATGTTGTCGCCGACCGTCGCCGTCGCGGTCTGCGACGGAGAGGCCAGAGCCTGCGCGGCCTGCGCAGCAACCGACACCGCGGCCACCGCGGACTGGCTGACCGCCGGCAGCGTCTGGTCTGCGGCCGCACTCGCCGCGGCGGTGCCGAGCGTGGCGGTCGCCGTCTGGGCCGGCGCCAGCAGCGTCTGCGAGGCAGTGCCGGCGACGATGGCCGCGGCCGTCGCGCCGTTGGCCGGAGCCGGCAGCAGCTGCGCGGCTGAGGCGCTGGCCTCGCCGCTTGCGGCCTGCGGCTGCCCGCCGATCGGCAGGCCGGCTAGGGAGTCAAGCCCGAGCATGCCGGGTCGTCACGGCAGGCACTCCGTGACCGTCAGGTAGGTCAGGCCCTGCGAGCCGCGGCAGCCAAGGCCGCCGGAGCCGGTGGAATAGGCCATCTGGTAGTAGGCGCCGGCCGCGCAGGAGTCAAGCGTCGCCGTGACGGACCCCGAGACATTGCCCGAAGCGATGGTTGCCGCGCCGCCGCGGATGACCGAGCCGTCGCGCATGATCTGCACGGTGTAGATGCTTGTCGCGCCTGGCGAGTCCTTGGCCCGGCCGCCTGCAGTCAGCAGGTAGGAACCAGCCCGGCGCACCGTAAACCGCCCTGTCGATGCAGTCGCGCCAATGCCGCGCTGGGTGTTGACCGTCCACGTCCCGGGCGTTGACGCGCTGGTCGGCAGCGTCGTCGTGTTCGCCGCCTCGCCGTCGCAGTCTGCCGTCAGCGACATCTCGCCAAGCTGCGGGATGCGGCCTTCCTGCTCGACCACCCACGCGGCGTCTGCCGCCACGCATCGCATCACCACGACCTCGCCGGCCTGGAAGACGCGCGACCACTCCGTGCCGCCGGCCACGCCGTTGAGCGTGTCGCCGCTGGCCGCCGTCATGATCACCTCGTAGCTGGACGAGCCGGCCGACATCATCACGCCCACGCGGTCGCCGACTTGGGCCGAGGCCGGCAGCGTGTAGGTGCGCGTCGCGGTCAGCGCGCTGCCGTCGACCACGTAGAGCGTGCCCACCGCCATCGCCGTGGCGGCATTGGGGCCTGCGGCATGGGCCAGGGCCGCCGACTCGTAGCGCCGTACCGCCGCCGCCGACACCGACAGCATCACGGTGGCCGACGCGCTCAGGCTCAGCGCACTGCCCGTGCTGCTGTCTTCCAGCGTGCCGCGCGACAGCGTGGTCGTGCCATGGGTGTAGGTGCAGCCGTTGCGCACCTCCCAGGCCGAGCCATCGAGGAACGTCACGCCGTCGTAGACCTGGCCGTCGTTGGCTGCGCCCAGGCCGGCGTAGCCCGCCTGCGCCGAGCCGACCGCGATGTCGCCGGTTCCGGGCGCGCTGGCGACCGCGAACCACCGGCGGTTGAGGTGCGAGGCCACGTCAGGCGCCCGGCCAGGTCTTGGTGAAGCCGGTGATGTTCACCGTCTGGCCGCCGGCGATGCTGGTGTTGTCGATGGTCATGTCGCCGCCGCCGCCGGTGGCCGTGACGCTGCCCTGCTCGTGGCAGGTCGTGCCGGCGCTGTCCATGATGGCGTAGTGCCCGGCCGTGCCAGAGGCCGCCGCCGCGGCGCTCAGCGGCAGGCTGTTGAGCGTCTTGGCGCCGGAGCTGGCCGCGGCGCACCAGTCGCTGGCGAGCGAGTACTCGACCAGCAGCGTGCCCGTGCGCGCCGCGGCGCAGTTGGCCGGCTGGGCGCCGCTGTAGATGCGCAGCTTGGCGCTGGTGCCGATGGTCGATTCCCAGGCATCGCCCTGGGCGTTGCGCACGGCGGTGGAGTTCTGGACGGTCATTCGGGGCCTTTCTCAGGGGTACCGGCAGGGGCTTGAAAGTCAGAGCACCAAGCCACGCGCGGCCGCGATCTCGTGCATGGGCGCGACATCGACCGAGCCCGCGCGCATGAGCGTGCCCAGCGCGGTGATCCAGGTGGCGAAGTCCGCGTTGGTCATCTCCAGAGAGCCGGGCAACGACGCGACGGACCGGTGTACGGTCAGAATCGCCCATGCGCCTTGGTCGCGCGCCCGCTCGCAGGCGGCCACCACTGCCGCAGCCGTCGTGCTGCTGGTGATCTGGATGACCCCCTGCAGGTTGTAAGGGTCGGCCGGACCCAGCAGTTGCTGCAGCCGCTCGTAGCTGCCGCCAACGATCGAACCGTAGCGGATTGCCTTCGTGCCGGCACGTCGATAGGCGCTGACCACGACGGCCTGGCGAGCGGCGCCAACCGTGTTGGTGAACGGGTGCACGCCCCCCCCATGCACCGCGTAGCGCTCGCCCGCCTCGATGTAGCCGCGCGCCTCCAGGTTGGCAAAGCCGGCAGCGATGTCGGCATAGATGGCGTCCTCGTTGGCGTACTGGCCCGAGTCCTGGTAGCCGTTGCCGATGGTCGCGTTGAAGGTGTGGTGCGCGAAGGCATGACCGGCCAGCTTGGCGCGGTCCAGCTGTGCGTAGGTCATCGCGCCGGACCCGCCGACAGACCCGGCATGGATTGCCAGCGTGCCGCGAATGCCCTGCTCCTCCAGCATCGGCAGGATGTTCAGATGCTGGCTGCTGTACTGGCCATCCAGCACGACGGACACCGCGCCCCTGGCGCGCCGGTTCTTGGTGGCGAAGCCGAACCAGAAGGCCTTTCCTTCCTCGCGCCCGGCGTTGACGGTGATGACGATGCGGACGCTGGTGATGGTCACCGCGTCCAGTTCGCTGGTGTTGGTCGGCGGCGAGCCGCCGCCGAAAGACCAGCCCTGAGTCGCGTTTCCGGCGCCGATGTTGATGGCGTTCGGCACGCCCGGCCGGAAGCCCGAAGTCGGCAGTGCATACCGCCACTGCTGGCTGCCCTTGACCAGCCACATCGTCACGCTGCCGAAGATGGTCGACGCGCCGTCGGCGGTGGCATTGGCCTCGAAAGCGTACGTGGGCAGGAACGTGCGCAGCTTCTCCAGCGTGATCTCTTCGGTGAAGGTCCACGTGAAGGTCAGCGTGCCGGCGGCGCCGCACACGATCTTCATCATGGGCTTGCCGTCCACCACCATGGACGGGTCAAGGCCGAACGTGGCGCCGGTCGACCCGGACACGGCGCCGCTGCCGTTGGTCGAGAAGTCCCACAGCGGCGAGCCAGTGAATGCCAGCGGGTCTTTCCCATACCCTGACACCAGGGCTTCGACGGCCTCCGCCGTCTCCTTGCGCAACGCGCCGGGCGCGCCGGACGGGCTCTCGAAGCGCCAGCCTTGCCGCGCCCCGATCAGCGACAGCGCCACCGCCTCGCTGACGGCGCGGACTTCGCCCGGCCACCACCGCGACCGGCGCCCGGTCGTCGGCGGCTCGTCCAGCGGGGCATCGCCGGTGAAGCGAATGAGTTTGTCGGCCATCGGGTCCTCCTGCAGGCTCAATCGCATGCCGCCCATCGGCGGCATCGCGGCTGAGTCCGCGAACGATCAGACCGGCGGGTTGGCGGTCGGCGCCAGGGACGGGTGGCCCAGGATGGCCACCGCAGAGACCAGCGCAGCGCTGGCGTTGTTCGCCGGCGTGATGGTCAGCCGCACGTAGCGCTTGGAGCCCAGGTAGCCGATCTTGCGCGGCTCGTTGTCGTCGTCGAACTGGAAGCCGGCCAGCAGCTCGGTGCCCAGCAGCTCGGCATCGGCCACCGCGGCCGCATCGGACAGGCCGGAGTTGTCGCCGTCCTCGACCAGCACGGTGAAGGTCACGTCGGCGTCGGCCACGCTGCCGGCGGCGATGACGAAGGTCAGCGAGTCGAAGCCGCGGCGGTCGATGATCTGCGACACCTGGGCGGTGTTGTCGGACACGCTGACCGGCGAGATCGCACGGGCCACGTGGATGTTGTTCAAGAGGTCTTTCACGATGGTGTTCCTTTCGGTGGTTGGCTCGGCAGCGGCCCGGGCGAACCGGGCCGGATCGATCAGGTCGAGAACTTCAGGAACTTCACCGCCTCGAAGTTCACGCAGCCGCCGCCCACGCGCTTGGTGCTGTAGAACTTGACGTAGGGCTTGGCCGTGAAGGGGTCGCGCAGCGTGCGGATGCCGATGCGGTCGACGATCGTGTAGGCCTCGCGGAAGTCGCCGAAGGCCAGCGACAGCGAGCCAGTGGCCAGCGCGGGCATGAACTGGTCGGTACGCGCGGGGTAGCCCAGCAGGCGGTCGGGCTGGCCGGCCTGCAGGCTGGGCTCCCACAGGTAGCGGTCGCTGGTCGCCTCCTTCAGCTTGCGGATCAGCGTGCGCACCTCGCGGCGCATCACCCACTGCGCGCCCTGCAGGTACTGGTCGCGGAACGCGCCCAGCAGGTCCTGCAGCGGGTCAGCCTTCGTGGTGTGGAAGGCGCCGTTGGCGCCCGTCACCACGTGCTCGATCTGGCCCCAGGTGCGGCTGTCGTCCGCGGTGGCGGCGGTGATGTAGGTGGCCAGGCCGCGGGGCTGGCCGACGCCGCTGCCATTCCAGAAGGCCGAACCCTCGATGCGCGCGAACTTGTCGCCGATCTTGCCCGCCAGCCACGCCTCCACGTCGACGGCGGCGTCGTCCAGCAGCTTCTGGGTCACGCGCGGCTCGGCGTACATCTCGTGCGCCTCGATGCGCCACTTGCCGACTTGCGGCGTGGCGGTCTCGCTGCGGGTGCCGGTCTCGCTGACCCAGCCGCCGCCGGCCTCGCCGTTGTCGACGATGCCTTCCATCGAGTCGGTGCTGATGGACTGCACGGTCGCCAGCTGCCGCATCACCGACGCCTCGTAGATGCGCGCCACGATGCGGCCGGCGGTCGGGGTGGGCAGCAGGTAGCCGCCATCCGGATCGCTGCCGGCGCTCAACGCCTTGCGCTCGTCGGACGACAGGCGCTCCAGGTCGCCGTGGCGCGCCAGGCTCAGGAACGCGCTCTTGTACTGCGCGTACTGGTCGGCGGTGAGCGGCGCCGGGATCGTGCGGCCCTTGCTCTGGAAGTCGGCGCGCAGCGCCTCGTTGAAGCTCTTGGTCTCGGCGGCCAGCGTGTCATCGCCCTTGCCGGCCATGCCGCCCGGGCGGGCCAGCTTGACCATCAGGTCGTCGAACTGCTGCTTGATCTCAGCCAGCTTGTCCAGGTCCTGGCCGATCTTGTCGAGCTTGGCCTCCAGGTCGGACACCGCCTTGCCGTCGGCCTTGGCCTTCAGCAGCGCGTCGTTGGTCTCCTTGTGCGACTTCCACGCCTTGCCCATGTCCTCCATCAGGCGCTTGATCTCGACGATGGCCGGCGCCGAGTCGTCGTCTTCGCCTTCGGCCTTGCGCTCGTAGCCGGCAGCGATGGCGCGGCCGACGGCCGTGGGGGCAAAGCCGGCCAGCAAGATGCCGTCCGGGCTCTGCAGCGCCGCGTGCGCGAAAGCGATGGCGGCCGACGGGTCGAGCGCGACGGCCGCGGCCACCGCGATGAAGGCCAGTGCGGCCAGGTTGAAGAGCTTCGATCGGGTCATGATGTGCCTTTCAGAAACGAAAAAGCCGCCCGAAGGCGGCTTGCTGGTGGGGTGGGAGCGCGGATCAGAGGTCCTGCCGCAGTTGCCGCGCGAGCGCGGCCAGTTCGCCCAGGCCACCAGCGTCACGCTGGTGCGATTGCGAGGAGAAGCCGCGGGCGACGATGCCCTTGGCCTCGGATGCCGAGAAGCCTGCATCACGCAGCGCCTTCTCGGCCAGTCGAATGCCGTGCACGCCCTTGGCCGACTGGATGCGGGCCTTGCCGTTGGCGGGGAACGTGACGGGCGAGATCTCGATGAGCTTGACCTGCTCCAGGGTGCGGCGCGGCTCCTCGGGCGTGCTGCGCATCTTCCACTTGATGGGCACGTAGCCGATGCTCAGCCCGTTGATGGCCGGCCGCGGCGTCATCTTCATGAGCGCGTGCAGCTCGATGCCGCGCGTGGTCGGCGCCAGCTTGCCCTTGAGGTAGAGGCCGGTGTCGTCCTCCTCCATGTCGGTCCACAGACCGACCGGCGTCAGGTCGTCGGCCGACATCTGCCAGCCGCCGTGCTGCAACAGCATCGCCGGCCACTGACCGCTGGCCTTCGCCTCGCGGATCGATTCCTTGAAGGCGCCCTTCTGGATGACGTCACCGTAGCTGTCGACGTTGCCGAACACGGCGCCGTAGCCCTCGAAGGTCATCGCCTTCTCGTCCGTTGCGTCGAACTTCAGCTCGATCAGGCCGCACTCGATGCGCGCGACGTTGGCGCCGCTCTTGCGCTCGATCCGGTGGCTGTTGAAGTGCATGGTCAGACTCCCGCCGGGTCAGCACCCGACTGTTTCGGCACGTTGGTCGCAATCGGCAGCCTTGCCGCATCGCCGCCCATCGGGTTCAGTTCTTCCAGGCCGCGCACCTCGTCCTGGGTCATCCAGGCCGGAGCGCCGCCGGCGCCAAGCGCCTTTGCGAAATACTCCGCGCGGTCCTTCATGGACCCGCGCAGCAGCCCGGCGCCGATGAACTTGGCGTAGATCCCTGCCGCCTCGTCCTGTGCGGTCAGAAGGTTGCAGTCGATGCTCTGCTCAAGCCGCTCCCACCAGGCGGCCATGGTGTGCACGACGTGCGCCTGAAACAGCGCCTCCACCGACGCGAATGCCTGCGTCTTGTCGTTGCTGAAGACCATCAGCGGCATCACGCCCATGGCCCTGCAGACCTCCTCGATCTGGAAGCGCCGGGTCTCAAGGTGCTGCGCGTCCACCCCGGTCATCACCGTGGGCAGCCACTTGGCGGCACGGTCGACGATCATCGGCAGGCCATCCTGCCCGGCATGGTTGTCGGCCAGGAACTTCCT